TCGCCTTTTCATAAACTCCATATGCTTTGCACTATGATGCTCAGAGTGTTTGCTCAATAAAGTTTTTTGGCGAGGAGTTAGTTTCACTTCTTTTTCTTTTTTTTCTTAGAACGTAGCTTTTTAAAATCAGCAGACGTAATTTTATCTCTAGGAGGAGCAACCCTAGCTAATTTACGCTGTTTAGCTGAATAAGAACCTTTTGGCATTATTCGAGATCAGCAGTTATTGAACCACAAGTTTGGAAAGAACAACTGACAGTAGTTAAATCGCCAACTGTTGTACCGAAAGTAGCATTTGTAATAATTGCATCAAAGGTAAATCCTTTTGTGCCACTTGTATCTAAATACAATTTAAACTGTGCATTAGCTGATTCCGCTTCAGTTGATGGAGCAGCTAAAATATCGTTGATTAATTCAGATTCTTTTGTAGAAGAAGCACCTTGAGTATATTGAAGGTCAACTGATCCAGTTGCAGAAACTAATCCACCTGTGTAGTTACGAAAAGTATCACCATGATCTGTTGTTTCTAAAACATCTTTAGTAATATCTAAAGTCCATGCTGTAGTTCCTGCAACCGCAGCAGCCGAAGATCCTGCTTTATCAAACAAAACAGAACCTTCTTCTCCACGAAAAAATGCCATGATTCTAAGAAAAAAGTATTTATATGATTATATTACCTTGAAACTGCGTTTTTCACAGCTATTTTTTCTTCTTTTTACGTCTATGTTGATAACTTATCTTCTTACTACCTGTTTTTTCACGTTTAAAACGTGCTTTTTCGGCTGGTGACATCTCTTTTGTTGTCTTAGGTGTCTTACTTGATACACGTTTACTGGGTCTGCAAGCTGGATAGCCTCGTTTTTCGCCTTTTTGACGACCACAAGGCTTTCCTGTCTTTACATCAACCCAATTTTCTTTAAACCAACGGGTAAGACCGCCACTACTTCTTGCCACGTTTTTTTGCCTCGGTGCGATAAGTACCACCACGCTTTTTGTACTCTCGTACAAGCCATGCGTTAGCGTAAGCAGAAGGATAAACCTTAAATTTACGTTTAGCCTCTGCTTTTACTCTAGAGTATAACGCTTTATTTACAGGAACATTCGCCACGTTTCTTACCTCCCTTCTTTTTCTTCTTCTTTTTCTTAGTTGTAGAATGATACATGATAAGAATTAGGTAGTTCTTAATATATTCTAAACGAAGTTTGACCTAATGTCTCTGGTTTTGCAAGGTTAAATTGTTGAAGACATAGGTATCCAAAAGCGTCAAATGCGTGGTCAACCCCTAAATTCTTATTTGGCATCCCTGTATTTGGAGCGTAAGTTAAAGTTCTAAGTGCTTTTATTAATTCTTTACATCTTGGATGTATAAAAGTTCGTCTTTGTCCTTCCGCATCATATAAAGCAGTATTAACAGCAGTAATTTTATCTCTAATTTTCCAGGGTGATTTAGGACTCATAACAGTAAAACCATTTCTCCTTAAAATCGTATGGTCAGTAACACCAACTCCACTGGTTTTTCTTGCACTACCCGTAGGGTCAGGACAGGCGATTACCCTTCGATCTACCCCATATCTGCGTATAACTTCTTCCGCAAAATCCCAAGTTGTAGCTCCACCCGTCAACATGATCTCATCAAAGACATAAAGACAGTCATCATGCTTAACAGCACAAATTCCAGCCATCGGATCTACGTTAAAGTCTAAACCGATAAGTAAAGGCATTAAATGTAAATCAACTGACTCTGTTGAAATATTCTCATCATTGAAGCTAACAGCAACTAAACCACTTAAATTTTCAAAACTAGCCTCAAATTCTTGCCTAAATGTCCTCGCATCTAATTGACCTCTAGCTGCTTCGACTTCTTCTGGAGCGACATTACCCCCTTCAATCGTAGTAAAACTCCATCTTTGCCAATCATCTCGATCAGTTTCACCACAAAAACACCACATATCATAAAACCAACTGGCAGTTCCATCAGGTGTAGAAATAAATAACGCCCACCCCTGTTTATCTGCTAAAGCTGGTCTTATAACTTCCGCCCATACATCTTGATCCATAAATGCTGCTTCATCTAACACCACCCCCGAAAGACTTCTTCCTCTCAATGCCATCGCATTTTCTGTTCCTTTTAACTCAATAGTTGAATCATTTACTAATTCAATTCTTAAATCTGTCTCATTTTTACTCTTTATCCAAATTTTCGGCACTAATCTCTTCAATTCTTTCCATGCAATGTCTTTTGCCATTCGATATGTAGGGGCACAGTAAAAATATGTCTCCCCTGGTCGATTTATCGCTCCACGAAGCAGTTCAATACAGGAAAGATAGGATTTTCCGAATCTTCTGCCAGCTACGAGAACACGAAATCTTTTGTTGCAGTTGAAAACTTGTCCTTGAGCGTATCTTAAGGTAATTTCATTCAATGGATTTGGCCTAGAAGCATTTTGACGAGCTTGATCTACTAAAGATTGTTGTTCTAACAGCATACATTAAAAAAATAACAAAGTTTTTGGTTATTCTTACTCCTTTATAGCCTAAAATCATATTTGTAGGTTATCATTCAATTAATACCTTATCTGATTGAGTCCGTGGCTGAATCTTTTATGTCTGGTTTTATTCCAGAAGAACAGAAACAACAACAAGAAAAAAGAAAAAGACGTTCTAAGTTTGCTTGCAATACAAAAGAGCATATTCAAGCTAGAAGTCAAAGATTGTATTCTCGTCAACTCGAGGGTAAAACTACAAGACAGCTTGTTTTAGAACACGCAAAAATTGAAGGCATTGCAGAAACTTCCGCCTGGAGCGATTGGAGTAGAGTAAAGCAATGGAATAACGAAGATTGGGAAAAAGATAGAGAAAATATGCTTCCAAGACTTCAAGCAATGAGAGTTAGATTATTTAATAAAGCAGTATCAAAAGGTCAATTACAAACAGCAGCACAAATATTAGATTCATTAGGTAAGGTTATCGGAGAGTCAGTAGAGACAGTAAATATTCAAGCACCTCAACTATCTATAAAAGTAGAACAGCAGTAGTATAAACGTATTAGTAACGAAGATATCGGATATATATTTAAGTTCCTCGGCAACCCATATAAAAAAAATTTTTTTGCAACCCTCCCCCCTGTACGCTCTAAGCAGCCTAGAAGAGCCTAGAAGATGCTTCTGCTGGCAGAGTGATGCTATAGTACCTTCAAAAATTCGGCCTGTCTGAAGCGATCCTCGAAGGAGTAATAATTACAACAAAATGTAAACATATTGCTTGCACTTTTGCATCATATAGACTACATTACTAATGTACCTTGAAAAATAAATAATTGGATCGGCGGAGCTATTGGGTCTTCGACACTTGCGACTTGCTCGCTCCAGAAGATGGATTTCCTCTGGAACTGCGGCCACGCTCTCCGAAAAGATTATTTCATAACTGCTAATAGCAAACTGGCAAGGCTCACTTATTAGCAGACATTCCTTTTACTTCTAGGCTGTACCACTCACGCCACCAGAGGACACAAGCAGGGCTTAAGACTTCGGTCGGGTCTTTCTTCTTCCGTCAAACAGTACTGCACGACATAGGACAGCCTACAAGTAAAAGGTAATACTTTTACTTCTTATCCAATTCATTCTATTTATTCAAAATGAACTATTCGATTACTCGATTTACTGGGATTGATTATTCCAACAAGTCAGCGAGATGGGATCTCGTAGCAGAGAGACACACTCAAGAATCTGCTCTTGCTACTTGCAAGAGTTTGAACTTGAACAGACCTTTCTATCATCGAGTCGAAGTAAATTCTAAAAGAGTAGAACTTCCACGCTTTACAGTTCTTAAACCGAACATGAAAAGCAATTACGAACCAATCGTAATACCTGCAAGTTTTACAGTCAGAAAGAAATACAACTTCTTTCAAAGATTAATCAGGAGATTTTTCTAATGTCCGAATTTGAGTATTTCTTCTATCAGGATCAGGCGGAATTTAACCGCCTTTATTCTTCTTCTTTAATTTACGATTTCGACTCTATGGAGGTATCAAACAATGAAAATTAAAAGACTTGGAGCCAGTAAAACTTTACTGGTTCTTCCTTCAGGTTCAGAAGCGTTCTTCAGTTATGACACGCCAGTTGCATTTCAAATGCACTCTGGGGAAATTTTCAAAACTGAAGAATATTACAGCCGAACAACTTCTAAGCACATTACTCAATACTTAAACGGGCGAGATGCTGAAGCAGTTCCTCAATCTATGATCAATCAACTTGTAGGAGTTTAAAATGAGTCATTTAATTAAACACTACATCGAAGACCAGAAGTTAATCCCAATGCTTCTGGACTTCGGCTGGATCGTTCGAGATAACACTTGGACAGATTGCCCTCATGAAACTCAAGAGATTTTCAAAAAGTGGCATGATTCAGCATACAACTTGAACTTAATAGGGGAATAATTTCCCCTTTTTTTTTCTGTAAAAATTTTTCATTTATCCTAAAAAATTATGACTGTTATGAATGGCCGAATGAATGGCAAAAAATCTTATGTAAAGCCTGAAGAACTTATTGTGAATGAGTTAATCAGGGCTTTAGAAGATGGCGTTCCAGTATGGCGAAAAGAATGGACTGTTAAAGGCGGCTTCAGGAATTTATTAACAGGGAAAACTTATCAGGGTTCTAACCCTGCACTTCTCTGTATATCTTCTGCGGTTAGGGGCTGGCATCTTCCGTTATTTATTGGAGGAGGTCAGGCCAAGTCGATTGGCTGCCTACCTAAAAAAGGGTCTAAGTCTGCTCGAATTATGCAACCTTTACA